GTCTTCCTGATACAGTTCCTCCTTGATCAGATCTAAGTTGGTTTATCTCTGCGTGTATTCTTCCCTTATGTACATATCTTTGTATTGAATCAATAAAGGTAGAATGAAATTTATTAATCTCTCTAGCCTCTCTTACTAAAGCTGCAATTGGATGTTCACAATTCATCAACCAATTAGTTGTAAAGGATGGCTCATCAGATTTTGCAGTTCTAGGATACTCTACACCTAATCTATCAAATACTTGTGCTACACTTCTTGCAGCCCATATATCTATATCTAATGTTGTTTCTTTTTTTATCTTACGTAATACTTCTGATTCTTTCTTCTTAAATTCTTTTTTAAGTACATGAGCTTTCTCTTCATTAACTCTTATACCTACCTGTCTCATTTTAATTAATGTTGGTAACAATTCCATTTCCATTTCCCAAACATCATTGATGGATTGTTGTTGTATTTCTGTTTTAAATCTTTGCCATAATTTTAAAGTTAGAGCTGCATCTTGTTCTGCATAAAAACCTACGTAACCTGCAGGCATCTTCCATAAGTCTGCTTTTGGATCAATGCCCCATTCTTTTGCTTTCTCTTTTAAAAAAGTTTCGTTCTTTATTTCACCTAAATAATCCTTAGCACAAGCGTTTAAAGAAAAGCTCCATCTATTCTCATCAATCAATGCTGCAGCTATCATAGTATCTACAATTTTACCATTGATCTCAAAGCCATTAGCTATCAACCAACCTACATCGTATGAAGCATTATGAAATATTTTAGTGCTAGGTCTCTTAAGTAAATCTACCATCCAAGCTGTAGTTACAGCTAGATCCATATTACCACCAGCATCATGAGCAATAGGGAAGTACCATTCTTTACCTAGAGCTGCAACAGCAAACCCTACAACATGGCCTTTACCTGTCGCCCAACCCGATCCTAATTTTTTTAGTTCAGGATCTTTTGTTTCTAAATCTATAGCTACTTCAGTTGCTTCTCTTAAATCAGGATACTCCGAGGGGGCTACCCAATCAGAATCATTATAAATAAAATTTAGTTGATGGCTCATGCGTCTTGCATCTGAGCTATCATTTGTGCCCATTCCTCTTCTTTTGTAGGTGAATCATCAGGTATTTCTACCTTCTTTTTTTTCTTTTTCATAAAATCTATTTCCATCTCACAATAATGAATTATTTTTTCTAAATCTTGAATTCCGCCTTTGTTTTTGTATCTGCACGTATATCTTATTACATTGGCTTGAAAAGGGTTTAATTCATTTTCTTGTATGAATGTCCAAGGTTCAATAACAAAAGATTTATAGTGAGATCCACCAATTTGTTTCTTAGGCATAATTACTTTTATACAATTTATAATATTTAGACAAGGGGAAATGATACCTATGATATGTTCCTAATAAGTGTAAAGTATTTATAGTTCTAGTAACTCCTGTGTACCAAACCCTTAATTCTTTTATCCTTTCGTCTAAACCCTTACGATCAAAATGAGAAGGAAAATTACACTTAGCTGATACTACTACGTTATCTGCTTCACCACCTTTTACTTGGTGTATTGTATCAATAATAATTCTAGCTTTAGCATCAAGATCTACATCTTTGTTTATAATTGTTCTAAAGTATCTTTTCTCATTATCCTTAAACTTTCTTTGAAAAGCTTCAGCCCAAGGTTTCTTGTCCTCTACCATACCGCCCTGTAAATGCAATTGTTCAAAATTAAATACTTGATTTGGATGAGCAAAGCTCCACTTCTTGCTGTCCGTTGATCGGTAGCCGTGATCTATGTTTAATAAATAGTTGTACACGTTACAGGCATCTTCTCTAGTTATAGATCCACCTTCAACAATCTTGTCCCAATCTTGTATAGCTTTCCATTGGTTTACATCAAATGATTTATTGCCTCTCATATCCTGATAGTAAAGGCCCATCTTCTTCGCTTCATCTTGCAGCTCTCGCTTCACATCATTTATTCTGGCAAGTACCATCCAAGTTCCTTCTATCTCCCAAGGTACTTTCTTTAATGTACTCCACTTATAGATCTCTCCATCCTTACCGTTAGATGTAAAATCTTTTTCGATTCGGTGGCCTTCCATACCATTTAGCAAACACTTAGAAAAGAAATGTACTTTCTTATTAAGTCTTCTAGATTTTTGTAATATCTTTACCTTTCCTGGAAATGTTTGAAAAAATGAAACCTCTGCACCATTCCATTCATAGATAGCTTGATCATCATCACCCGCTAAATATACTTTATCAGAATGTTTAGCTAATTTAACGACCATATCCCATTGTAAAGGCGTTAGATCTTGAGCTTCATCTACCATCAAAACTCTAAAGGGGATAGGTAAACCCGAATCAATATACTTCTGCACCATATCTGTAAAATCTAAACGATCATTTTTAAACTCTCCAGGTTTAGATTCGTAAGTTTTATATTGTTCGTATCCCGCAATAATGGATTTAAATTGTTGTAGTCTTACTTTCTTTCGAGGTTCTTTTTTGTATAGATCTATTGGATTTGCTTTCATATTCCTCGCTCTGTCATATATTTGTAAGGACCAATTGTTATAAACTTTTTGATCATCCCAAGTAGGTTTGTAATTAATTTTTACTGTTCCGTATTGTGTATGAAACTGAAGCATGTCTACTTTTGGATCTAGGACAGGTATATCAGCAAACTGTTGTCTTGCTAATGAGTGTAAAGTTCTAAAGTATTTAAAATCATCTTGATCATAACCTTTAAAATCTTTTCTTACTCTATCCAAACATTCTTCAATAGCTTTGTTTGTGAATGAGATGTAACAAATCTCATCAGGAGATATACCTCGTTTTAGAAATCGTTTAACTCTTTCTAAAAGTCTGTGGGTTTTACCTGTTCCTGGTGGGCCAAAGAATTTAACGGTCTTCCCATGGAGTTTTTGCTTTAGTAAATTTGACATTTTTGTTTTTGTGTTCTGTTTGTTTTGGTAATGTGGCAACCCAATGTCTAGCTTGTACTCCTTGAAATTTTGCACTTTTCTTACAGCCTGCTCCTTGTAAGAACATTGTACAATCTTTTTCAGACCAATTATATCCTTGCTTCTTCATAAATTGTCTAAAAGTTTCAAGTTTAAACCTTATTTCTGTATTGTCTTGCCAAATATTATCGTGTTCAATTTGATCAAACTCAGTAATCGTATCGGTATCCTCAAAGAATTTTACAATTCTAGTATTAAATACTTCAGTTCGTTCTTCGTCTCCATCGAATCCTTCCATATCTTGTTTGTTACTTATAAGTTCTTCTAACCAATCTCTGTATGGATCGGGATCTCTCTTACTTGGTTTTAAAGGTCTCCAAACAATATCGTAATTTAATAATCTTTCGCCCAATAATTGTTGTTGATACAATTGCTTAGTGTCAAGTTTAACAACTTTACCTTGTATAGGTAGCAGCCAATAAGGATCAGGATATGAATTTACTTTAACTAACTTACCTACTTCAGGTATTGCTTCGTTTAATCCAATACCAAATTTTCTTTTGGCACATTGTGTAGATCCATTACAATACATTCTTGCAACCGATGTACCACATTTAAAGGAATAATCTTTTTTATCTACTTGTTCTATAACTTTTGCAATCTCCCTTGGATTCAAAGGTGGAACGCAAATCTTTTTATTAAGTTCTCTTATATGTTCTTCCCAATAATTCTTGTCTTCGTTAATTTTTTTGCACAATACACCTACATTAAACATGGCATCATTACGACCTTCGCCTTCTTTAATCTGATTTCTTATAAATTTATTTACACAATTAGGCCATTGCTTATCTTCACTATCGTTAGCTGTTTTAAGTTCTTCAAATTGTTTTTTAGTTATTACAAATTTCTTTACATATTCTAAGTATTGTTCAAACGACAAACTCTTAGCCTCATCATCCATGGCACATCGTGTTGGAAACTTTGCATTTTGGTAGGGTAAATTAACAAATTGACCTTTTTGTTTATCATCCCATTTCTCAGGAGTGAGATCTACATTGTCTT